AGACAAATAGTAAAAGAATTTGACTATGCAGCAGAACTTGAATACATCGTTACTAAGACTCAAAGAAATACCTTTTTATCTAATCTTATGGGTCATTGTAACGGAAACACTTTGTGCCTTTTTCAATTCGTAGAAAAACACGGTGAAGTTTTATATAATTTAGTAAAGGAACAATACAAAGACAGGACGGTGTTTTTTGTATATGGTGGTGTTACAACTAACACTAGAGAAGAAATTAGAGAAATTATAGAAAATGAAAAGGATGCAATTATAGTTGCAAGTTATGGAACTTTCAGCACTGGTATTAATATTAAGAACATAAGTAATATTGTATTTGCAAGTCCTTCGAAAAGTAAAATTAGAGTTCTTCAATCTCTTGGTCGTGGATTAAGACAAACAGGAGATGGAAAAACATTACGACTTTATGATATATCTGATGATCTTTCTATTGATGGGAAGCTTAATTTTACTCTAAGACATATGAGAGAACGTATAAGTATATACAAGGAACAGATGTTTAATTTTAAAATAGACAGGATAAAGTTATGAAAGATTCAATTAGGGTTTTTAAACTATCTAGCGGAGAGAGTGTTGTTGGATCAGTATTAAATAATAGTGAATTATATGATTTTAGTAGTGCTATACAAATAAGTTATCCATTAGAAATGGTAACAACGGGATCAAATTTAAATTTATCGCCGTGGATTCATCCTATTATGACAGAAGAAGAATATATTGATATTAATCCAAGTAATGTAGTTATGTCTACTAAAGCATCAACTGGTTTAATTAAATATTATTTGTATTGTGTAGCTAGACTAGATTTTAATGAAGAAGATCATTATAGTATGTCTGAACCTACCGATGAAGATTTAGATGAGATTGCTGCACTAGAAGAAGAAGAAGCTATAGAGGAAGCATTGGATGAACTAACTGATCCTAATAATCCTAATCATACTATACACTAAGCTATACTCTATAATTTATCATCAACCGACTACAAGCGTAGTATATACACATTTTATCGTAGAGTCAATACTCTTTTTATAACTAATAAAATTAAAAGGTTCATTGACAATAATGTTTAACTCTGTTAGTATCAATATAGATTAAAGGAGTAACTATGGCTAAAAAGAAAAGTGTGCATTATGTTGATAATAAAGCATTTCTGGTAGCAATGTCAGAGTGGAGAGACAAATGCAAAGAAGCAGAAGAACAAGGTGAATTAAATCCACCATTAACAAATTATATTGGTGAGTGTTTTTTAAAGATTGCTACTCATCTATCTTATAGACCTAATTTTATTAATTATTCTTATAGAGATGAAATGATTTCTGATGGTATTCAAAACTGTCTACAATACGCATACAATTTTAATCCTGAGAAATCTAAAAATCCTTTTGCTTATTTTACTCAAATAATTTATTATGCATTCCTTCGAAGAATTGCTTCTGAGAAGAAACAGGTTCATATAAAACATCAATCTATACAGAAACAACATTATGAAGCTTATACTACTATGCCAGGTGATACAACAGTTTATAGTATGGATGAAACCTTGATGAACAGTATGCTTCCTGATGAAGATGTATATAAACCTAAGAAAAAAGAAACAGTAACACCAAAGGGTCTTGAAGTATTTATGGAGAATGAAGAATGATTTATGATGATTTGACACACATGCGTGTTCTTGAGAGAGAAATTGATATTATTAAAAATAAATATACTGATCATGACACGGGCAATCTTCGTACTGCTGTTAGTGTTCTTGAATGTAGAGTAAAAGAAATAGAAAATAATATTAGAGAAAAAATATAGGTTTATAAAATATATGAAAATAGCATTAATTACAGATACACATTTCGGAGCTAGAAATGACAACTCTAATTTCAATGAATACTTTTTTAATTTTTATGAGAATCAATTTTTCCCATACCTAAAGGAACATGGTATAACCGATGTCATACATCTTGGCGATGTGATGGACAGAAGGAAATATGTTTCTTATCGTATTGCTAAAGATTTTCGTGAAAGATTCATCAACAGATTTGAAAATATTAATTTTCATATGTTAGTTGGGAACCATGATACCTTTTATAAGAACACCAACGATGTAAACTCACTACAGGAACTTGTAGACGGCCGTCACAATAATATTAAGGTATATGATAAATCAACAGAAGTAGAATTTGATGGGTTTAAGATTTTATTTGTGCCTTGGATAAATGCAAACAATATGAGTCATACTACAAATATGTTGAAAACTTCTGATGCTCAAGTTTGCATGGGTCATTTAGAATTGAATGGTTTTGAAATGCAGAAGGGCCTGGTCATGGATCATGGTTGGGACAAACAAGAGTTTAAAAGATTTGATATGGTGATGAGTGGTCACTACCATCATAAATCAGATGACGGTCAAATTTATTATCTTGGCACACCATATGAAATCTATTGGAATGATTGGAATGATCCCAAGGGGTTTCATGTGTTTGATACAGAGAAGAGAGAGCTAGAACGGATTATCAATCCTCTTAAAATTTTCTCTAAGATTTTCTATGACGATAGTAATAAATCATATGATAATTTTGATATGTCGCCGTACAAAGACAAGTATGTTAAACTGGTTGTGGTCAATAAGAAAGACCTTTATCAGTTTGATCAGTTTGTAGATAAGTTGTTGCAAGCTGATTGTTACGAGGTCAAGATCATTGAGGACTTCTCTGAACTGAATGCTAACAATGTATCTGATGATATCGTTGAGAATACAGAAGACACGATGACGTTGCTTGAACGTTACATTGATGATCTGGATGTTACCCTAAGTAAAAGTAGACTTAAAAATACAATGAGAACTCTATATACTGAAGCCCAGGATTTGGAAATATGAAAATTTTAATTATGGGACTGCCTGGCTCTGGTAAAACTTGGTTAGGTAATCGTATTGCAAAACACTTTTCAATTCCTTTCTGGGATGCAGATGTTGTCAGAGAAGTTTATAACGATTGGGATTTCTCTATCGCTGGTAGAGCAATACAAACAGAAAGAATGAGAACGCTTGCAGAAATAGACCCTATAAGTATTTCTGCATATGTTTGTCCTTTGCCTTCTTTGCGACACAATTTCAATCCAGATAAAATTGTTTGGATGGATACTATAAAAGAAGGACGTTACGGAGATACAAATAAGTTGTTTGAAGCACCATTAAAAAATCACAACCTGAGAGTTACGAAATGGATAGACGAAAACCAACTGTTCAAATGCTTGGAAGATTTCAACCTTGGCACGATGGACACAGAGAGCTTTTCAAACGGGCTCATGGAAAGACTGGCCAAGTTGTTATAATGGTTCGTGATACAGGTGAAGAACACCACGATAGACAAAATATGATTCGTGATTTAGAGAAACATGGTTATACCTATGATTTAGATTTTGAAATTATGGACGTTCCCAACATTGTTAATATTACATACGGTAGAGATGTTGGTTATGTTATTGAACAAGAAAACTTTGATAAAGAAATTGAAAGCATTAGTGGCACATCAATTCGTAATAAACGGGACTTGGAAATTTGATTATATTTAAGACGGTGAGATGGAGAAATTTTCTTTCAACAGGAAATACATTCACAGAAATAGAACTTAATAAAGACTCCACTACTCTTATTATTGGTGAGAATGGTGCTGGTAAATCTACGATTCTTGATGCATTATGTTTTGGTTTGTTTGGTAAGGCCTTTCGTAATATCAACAAGACACAACTAGTAAATACTGTCAATGGTACTGCTGCGATGGTTGAAGTAGAGTTTTCTATTGGTTCGAAGAATGTTAAGGTCATTCGTGGAATCAAACCAAATGTGTTTGAGATTTATATTAATGATAAGATGTATAATCAAGATGCTAATGCTAGAGATTACCAAAAGTATTTAGAACAACAAATTTTAAAGTTGAACTATCGTAGTTTTACACAAGTTGTCATTCTTGGTTCATCTACATTTATTCCATTCATGCAGTTAAAGGGTCGTCATCGGCGTGAAGTTGTTGAAGAGATTTTAGATATCCAAATTTTCTCTTTAATGAATATGCTTCTTAAACAAAGATTAAAAACTATTGATGAAGATTATAGAGAAGTAGATCATAAGTACCGCTTAGTTGAACAAGAAGCTAATCTTAAAGAAAAATATGTAGAAGACCGTGAAGAAAATAAAAGAAAGCTTTTAATTGAAAAAAATAATCTTATTGAAATTAATGAGGAAGAAATTTTTAAGAAGCGTAGACGTATTTCTGATCTTCAAGATGATGCCAATGATATGCATACTAAGATTGAAAATTCTACAAAGGTTAAGAATAAATATAATAAGCTTA